AGCCGGTCGCCCCGACCCCGAAGGTCTTAGAGGAGACAAGGATGCGATCGCCACCCCCAAGGCTCTCCTCGGTCCATCCTGAGATTGACGGCGGGGTGGACGGTGAGCCGACCGCGTCGGACACGTGGAAGCCGACGAGGCAGAGTGTGTCAGCTACGGCGACCGTGACACCGCCGACCGCCAGCGAGGTCGGCTCGGCGGTGTCGACGGCGGGGGTGCCTTCGAGCGGGGTCTGACCGACGTTAGCCCCACGGACGATGAACGACGTCCACCGGATACCGCCGACATCACCGGTCGGCGTCCACGTAGAGGGTTCCGTGCCGTCGCGGACCTTGAAGAACCAGCCGAACCAGCTGAGCGTGAAGCCGCCCTGCATGATCGTGGTGAAGCCGTCGTCCTCGAAGTCCCACGTGGGGGCACCGGAACCGGACAGGTTCACACAGTGGATGACGTAGATGTCGCCGGCCACGCCGCCGGTCGGCCGGTCGACGGCGCCGGCTTCGCCGTAGGTGAGACTTTCGACGACGGCCGGCATAAGCCTAGTCCAGGAGGGAGGTGAGTCCCACCGTGAGATCACCGTTGGTGTAGGTTACGGATGAACGTGCGACGAGGAGCCCGAAGATCGACGTCGAGGACGTTCCACACACGTAGTCGGCGCTCTGAAACACAACGGATGCAACGGAGTTCGCCGAACCCGGGAAGGCCGCCCAGTCGGTGGTGAGGATCGGCACCCATCCCACATATGAGTCCATGTCGAAGTTCGCGTCGGCGACGTTAACCTGCTGCGAGTCGGTGCTCGTAACCGTAGGTGACGTCACACTCCACACGTGCAGCTCGAGCGCGGCCGTCTGCGCACTGCGGTCGAGGATGCGAAGCAGCGAGAGACGCCCACCCGCGCCGGCGAGTCGCGCGGCTCCCGTGAACGTCATGAGCCCACCGACCTGGTCGCCGGTGACGTACGCGGCTGCGCCGATCGTGGGCGTGACGTCCGGAAGCACCGCCGAACGAATGCCCCGTACGAACCCTCCGATGCCCTCTCCCACTTCTTACTCACCTCCCAAGCGGTACCTGTTGAAACGCCAACCGTCGGTTACGATAATGCAACCCGCGTTGGCCGTGCCCATCGTGACGGTCGCTCGGAACGTGACCGCACTGGCGAATGAGGTCGTAAACGGAGTGCTGTTGCCGCCTACACGTATCTCTCCAGCGGTTGAGAGCGCTTGCCACTCTGTCTCCGCGGCCTGAGCCTCGAGTGTTTGGTACAGTTCCCACCGAGACTGGGTTTCGGCGATGGTCTTGAGAAAGCCCGACCACCGCAAGACGTAGGGTCGGTTCGCCGATGACGGAAGAGTGTCGGACGCCCCGCTGTCGGCGATCAGCGATCCACCGATGTAGAGGCGATAGCGAAGAGTGACTCCCGCTCCGCTGTTGTTCCAGTTTCGTCCGGGGATAAGGATCTCCCAGAAGTCACCGACTCGAATCACACCCGCCGGGAGAGTGTAGTTCATAATGTCGAACTCTGCCGTGCTGTTGCCTTGTTGGGCGTTGTCCGTGCTATAAGCGACGATGGTTCCCACGTTGATGGTACGCATCGGCATTAGCGCTCATCTCCGAACGCGTTAAAGCTGACCGTGCTCGAGTTCGCGCGCACCGTGATGACGTCGGACGCGTCACCCGTGATGCCGGCGATGAGGACACCCGCCCACAGGCCGTCGAGCGGAACGTCGAAGAGGACGTAGTGCTGCGCGGCGATGCCGGCGCCGTTCGGCCTGATCGCAACCCGCACGAGGGCCGAGGTGGATACCTGATTGCACACCCACAGCGATGAACACACGAAGCTCATGTTCGCCGGGCACGTGTAGAGGTCGGTGTCGGTGTTGAGCGTCGGGTTTGCCTGCCCCAGGACCTTGTACGCCATCAGCTCGCCGCCGGGAGTTCGACGCCGAACACCGAGAACGAGCAGTGACCCTTGATGCGAATCGTCGCGCCCGCGTCGAGCGGAAGGGTGACGGTGCGAACCTCCTCGCTGTCGAAGGGAATGTCGTACCAGATGTAGTGGCGAGGCTGGGTGAGGTTGTTCGAGTCGGGGTTGACGACCGACATGCGAAGGGAAAGCTCGGCGGTCGGGAAGAACCCAAGCACGGCCGTCGTGATGACGACGGTCACGTACGCGCTGTAGCCGTCGGGCACGGTGTACGCGACGACCTCCGTCTGGGATCGTCCCTGATTCTGCCCGAGAAGGCGCGTGGCGACCGGCGCCGCCTGCTGGTTCGACCGCACGGTGCCGTACGCGAAGAGTTCCCAGTTCTCTCGGTTCCAGAACGGGTACATGTAGCGCGTGGACTGGGGTGGACGAAAGCGTCGCAGCCCGTGACGGCGCGCCGCCTGCACACTTCCGGTTCCCGCTCCGCTCTGCGCCATCAGCCGTACACCACCGTGATGCGGCCCCACACCGTGACGGCGGTCGTGACCGAGGCGAGGATCATGAGCCCAAGTGACGCACCGTCGAACACGCGCTGCATGGGCGGGAAGTCATACATCAGGGAGACCTTGTTCTCGATGTTCGCGATCAGGCCCAGTGAGCAGAGCTTCTTCTGCAGCACAACGGTCGCGACACCCGCCGACGCGGCCGTTGCCACGTTGATGGTGGAGATGGCCTGCACACCCTTCTCGCCCGCGACCTCGGGGAGCTGAAGTGCGGTGTGCGCGTCCGTCGCCGCTGCCGGAAACGTCAGTGAACCACCGGCGAGGCCCGATGAACCGTCACCCGAGGTGTACGAGTTCATCGAGAGGATCGGTGCGGTCGTCGTCGTGGCCGTGGTGACCTCGAGCCAAGCCTCCACATCGGCGGAGGGACCGTTGCCCGCGTAGCGCGGAAGAGCCACGGAGGACACGGTCTTGTTGCCCGTGCTGCTGAGGGCGATACCCGACACACCGACGAGGCGGTCGTACAGCAGCAGCGTGCAGTTCTGGGTTGCACGTGCCTCGAAGAGGATCGCGAACTTGAAGTCAGATGACTGGTCGGTGAAGAACATCGACCCGACGGCGTCGTCGTACGCGGTGCCCGGTGTAGTGGCTGGGTCCGCGCCCGCACCGGGGCGACCCGTCGCCTTCCACAGCGTCTGATGCTGACCCGCGGCCTCGGCGGCCGCGGGCGCGATCTTCATGAACTGGTACTCGTAGACCTTGCCGAACTGGGTCGTTTCGGCGATGACGTCGTCGTACCCGGTGAAGCCTGGCATCACCCCTCCTTAGGAGCGTAGGGGGTGAGGCTTACTCCTCCCACTCGAACGACAGCACGTACAGGTGCGAGGCGGGAAGAGCGTTGCCGACGTTCTGCACCGCGATGCCGTTCGCCGTGCCCTGGTCACAGATGAGCTCTTCCTGGAACTCCCACGGAACGTCCATCGCCGACTGCGTGTTGATGGTGGGCTTCGCGAGGAAGTTCGCCGACACCGTCGGGTTGCCCGACCACGTGAAGTCGAGGCCCGTGATGACGGATGCACCGGAGCGCGGATCCATCGGGATACCGGCGGAGTTGCCGGTCTGGGTGCCACGCGCCGTGGCGCGGGCGATGCCCACCGTCACCTGCTGTGACGTTGGGACGGATGCACCGGCGCGAACGCCGATGATGATGCGACGCAGCTTGTAGTTGGCCGACGCGCCCGCGACGAGGTTGCCGAACGTCGTGGGCGCAGCGGCGAGGGCGGCCGCAGATTCGGTCGTCACCTTGAAGCGGGCCATTGCTTACTCCTTCTCGCTTGGGTTGGGCCAGACCTGCGCCCGGATGGTTACCTCGAGGACCTGCTCGTCCGCGTAGACGAAGATGCTTGCCCGTCCTCGATCCATACCCGCGGCCCCGTTCACGTAGCCTTCGAGGATCGCGAGCACATTCTCATCGGCGACTCCCGCTCCGGTCGCGGCGGACCGCGCATCCTCGAGGGTCGCGAACTCGAACTCCTTGATGTCTGCCACAGGTCGTTCTCCTACGTGGCTCGAATGACGTCGTTGGGTGTGTTCACCGTGAAGTCACCACCGTTGGTGACCTGCGGGAAGTTGCTGTCGTGGAAGCTGATCAGGTTGCGGGTCGCATCCGTACCGCCACCCTCCTCGTAGAACACGACGGCCCGCGCGGTCCAGCCGCTGGCGCCGTTCCACGTGATGGAGTCGCTGTCGAGGTTGGCGCGGTTGTTCACATCATCCTGCGTGACGGTTCGTGATGTGACGAGCTTGCGGGCGTAGCCCGTGCCGCTGGCCTCGAGGATACCGGTCAGCGCTAGCAGTGCGGCGACCGTGAGAAGGTCGGGATCGAACATCTGCGACGGGGTGGTCGCGTTCGTACCGATCACCAGTGCACGGATGTCGGTGGTATCCCAGTCGAGAAGACCCGACGTGAAGCGCACCTTCGCGACGTTGTAGACCGTCTCACTCATCGGTGATCACGTCCCCTCGACTTGGGACAACATCGGTGAGTGCACCCGTCTCGACGTCGAGGACCGTGAACACGATGTCCGTCTCGTCGGCACGAAAGCTGATCGCATCCACGACGCCTTGCCCTTCGATGGGTTCATCTCCATCGACCAGGACAAGCTTGTAGGTGACGTTGCCTCCGAGGTCGGGCACGGGCTAACTGTACCTTCACTTGGTGTCGAGGGGCGAGTCGCTTCCACCTACACCTGCGGCTTGGGAATGCCGAGGTGGGCGAGGACGGCGTCCATGCTTGCCTCGAGTTGAAGAACGCGACCGGCGACGAGGTCGTCGTGATCGTCACCGTAGAGCCCGATGTAGTTCGCGTCGATCTTGGCGCGAATGTCCTTTGCACCCTGCGGTCCGATGCCGAAGTAGTCGTCGAGCGTCTTCAGCACCTTGTCCAGCTTCGCTTCCTGTGTAGGGGTCATGTCCTGGGCTCCTGGTCTGAAGGCGGCCTCGATCTGCGCCGAGGTGAGCGTACGTGATGACGAACGGTTGAGCTCGATGTGAATGTGATTCTGATGCAGCTTTCCCAGCGAGACGGACACACCGCGCCAGCCGGTGTCGCATCGCCACTCATCACTCTTGTAGAGAACGCGTTGCACACCGAGTGCCACGTGATTCTGCACGATGAGTTGACGCCACATACGAATGATGGTGTCCGCCGGTGAGCCGGGTGGAATAGGCGCCGGGTTCGGTGCACCCGATGGGAGCGCGGCATTGATGTCCATCGCGCGTCCCTCCGCGTGCACCGACCAACCCATCACCTGCAGGCGGGGCGGTCGGCAGGCGTAGATGCCGTTACCCGCGAGGTTGGGTGATCGCTTGAGGATGTAGTCGTACAACGCTCTTGCACCCCGCATCTCACGGGTGCAGGAGGTTGCCTTCTCGTAGCAACTCACTTGATGAGCGGCGGCTTGCTGGCGTCGTCGTTGTTATCGCGGGCCTGCTTGAAGTCCACGATGACGGATGCAACCGAACCGAGCACGAGGCCGAGCAGCAGCTTGGTGGGCGCGTCCATGTTCTCCAGATTGATCTCAGCGACGGTGACCGTGTCACCGAACTGAGACTCTCCGTAGAGGAACACGGCGGCGATCATCCCAACCCACGACACCAGCTGCGTGACGATGGCCGACTTCTGCGTGCTGAAGTTCGACAACTGCCGTAGGAAGTCGACGAACTTGATGCCAAGGGTGGATAGACCCACCAGTCCTGCGATGAGGACGAGGGGTTCTGTCATGTAAGGCTCCTATGCTGTAATCGGACCAAGATTGGTCGCTTGGATGAGACTGCGAATCGTGTTGGCAGCAGCGGATAATGTGCACGACGCAACCGGGTTGCGGTAGAGACCGCGGAACGTCACCTGATCCGCCGCAACGTCGGCGGGTTGCACAAGGTAACGACGCCCGATGTGAGCGCCGTACAACGCTTGACCCGAACCCTGCACCTGGAACGACTCGACGCAGCCCAAGTCTGCGTCACCCGTGCTACCGCTGATACGGTTCACGACCGTAGCACTCACCACGGTGCCGATGTCGAGACACACCTGCGCGTTTGCGGCGAACGCGTTCGGGTAGGTGGCAAGCATCAGGTCAACGACGTCACCGGCCTCGGCGTCGACCGCAACCTCATAGCCGGTCATCGTCGCCCAGGTTGCACTGTTCGCGGCAACGTCGGCAGTGACGACGGTCTGCGCGTGGTCCTTGACGCCGACACCACCCGATGGGGTGACGCCTCCACACCCAGTGTCACACGAACTTGTCGGCGCCCCGGGCGAGTAGTTGGTTCGGCTCATAAGAGTCCTTAGTAGAGCGACCGGTCGATCTGGATGCCGACGTGCATGTACTGCTCCCAGGCGACGACGACCTCACGCTCGGCGTACACCACTGTGTGGTTGCGCAGTGCGTCCGTGACGGCCGACCACGCACCTTCATCCTCGGGATCATCGGGAATGTTCGGGATGGTCAACACCGGACCCAACCGGATCTGCGGCACGGGGGTCGCATACGCCCACACGACGTCGGGTGTAGCGGGTTGCCCACCCGGACCTTGACCCGTGTAGCCGCGCCCGGGCACGATGAGGTTGCCCATGGGGCTGACGAATCGTTGTCCGCCGCGTAGGCCCGGTTCCTTCGTGACGGAGCAGGTCTCCATCCACGGGACGATCTCGAACGGGCGAACGTGGAAGACGGCCTGCTGCCCGACGGAGACGTCGGCGACGATGTCCTCGAGCGCGGCGAGTGCGCTGCGCGGTGAGAGTGGACCGCCCGCCGGGGTCGCGTCCACGAAGTTCGGGTTGCCGCCCGAGAGGGCGATAGCCTGCGTGCAGATGCCGAGGCTGTTTGTGTAGATCTCGTGCTCGATCAGCTTCGCCTGCGCGGCCTCGAGCTTGCGGGTCACGCGACCCATCCAGTCGCGGGCCTCGAAGGCGAAGGTGCTGCTGCGATCCGCGGCCCAGACGATGAACGAGCAGAAGCACTCGGTGCCGCACTCGTAGGAGGTGTCCTTCGTTACCTCACCGTCGGTGCAGACGCCCTCCATGACGCCCGTGTTCTCGTTGCCCGAACCCTCGGGCAGCCAGCAGAAGCCGTTGGCCCAGTGAAGGTCGGGATCGAAGGTCTCGGGAACCGTGGTGAGCAGGCTGACGCTGGGCGGCAGCATGGGAGGTGCGTTGCGGGCCTCCACAGGGTTGGGCATGACACCATCCTCGCTCGTGGGTGGGAGGGAGGGGCCGTAGCCCCTCCCCTAGGACCACCTTGAACTAGCAGGTGATGACCGTCGCGCCGGTCGGGCCCGCACCGGACGGGCAGACCGTGGAGGTCACCTGGTAGGACTCGATCCCGACGAACGCCAGGTTCTCGAACGTCTCGGCGAAGACCGAGTAGTCGTTCGTCTGGTTGAGCGTCGAGTCCCGCACGAGGCCGAGGTCCAGCGTTCCACCGTCGAGGAAGAGGAACGAACCCTCCGGGTAGAGGTACCAGACCACCGTGGTTGGGAAGCCGAGCATCGCGCCCGCGCTCTGCGCACCGAACTGCATACCCGCACCCGTCGGGGTGTCGAGGTAGAAGGTCGGCGTCACACCGCGTGAACGGAACCAGCTCGTGATCATCTCATCGGTGATATAGCCCGCCTCGGGGAAGCCCGGGAACTGCTGACGAGCGATGTCCGCCCGCATCAGTTCCTTCGTCCACGACGGACCCGCCCACCGGAACTGGCGGCTCTCGGTGATGCGGTGCCGGCTCTTGAAGCTGGCGAGCGCCTGGTCGATCTGCGGCAGCAGGGTGCGGGACGCACCGTACGTCGCCGCCGCCGTGATGGCCGTGGACGACGCGGCCAGCCGGTCCAGGAGCGCGGTCTCCGCGACCCGGGCGTGCTGCGCAAGCGACAGGGCCAGCCAGGTCTCGACCTGCTCGGGGAACGTACGCGCCCCGAAGTTGCCGAAGATCAGATGGCGGTAGATCGCCTGGATGGTGACGGTCTGCTGCACGCCACACGTGACGCGGAGCGGAGCCTTCAGCGCCGTTGGCGGGTAGCCCGACGCATCCTGGGCGGCGGTGCGAATGCCGATGGCGTTCGCCAGGTCCGTGAGCCGCGGAGGTGTGATGAACGTGATCGCACCGCGATCCGCACCGAACACTGGGAACATGTCCCGCACGGGACGATCAGCCCCGGACAGGTTCTGCAGCCCGTAGTACGGCTCGGCCGGGGCGCAGATGCCACCGGACGCGACCAGCGCCTGGGGATCCGCACCCTGCTCGAGTGCGGCGACCAGTGCGTCGACCTTCTCCTGGTTACCGGACGCCTCACCCTTCTTGAGCCAGCGCTCCTCGGGGAAGTCGGCCTTCACGGAGGCAACGATGACGCGGTCACCGTCGCCGGCCCGATCCACGCCACGGAAGTTGCCGCGCCGTGCGATGAACGCCTCGGCGACCGCGGTCATGTTCGGAAGCTCGGCGCCCGCCGGCGTGGCCGGGATGTCCGCGCCCGCCGTGATGACGTAGGGCTGGGCCGTCTTGGGAGTGGGCTCGGAACCCTCGGGAGCGTCGAGTCCGTTCGGACTCAGGCTCGCCGTGACCTCCTCGGGTGCGGGTTCCTCGGCCTCAGCCTCAGTGGCCTCAGCCTCGGGGGTCTCCTCGGCCGCGAGGGTCGTGCCCTTGACCTTGTCCTCGCTGGCGGCGACCTCGGAGTCGATCTCCTCGATCTGGGCCTTCAGCTCGGCACGGCGGGCGATCTCGTCGCGGACCTCGGTGAGCTCGGTGCGGAGTGCACCCAGCTCTTGGACGGACTCACTGGTGAGTTCGAGTTGGCGCTTCTCGTTGTAGCGAGTGGCCAGGTCGACCTCGAGGGTCGAGAGCTCTTCATCTGAGAACTCTGTGATGGGCTTGGGCACGGGCGTAGGCATGGTGCTCCTTTGGCACACGTTGACGCAGCGGATTCTTGAGTGGGTTACTCACCGCCGGCGGCTATGCCTCCCGTTGGTTCCTTACCCAGTGATCACCGTATCACCCGTCGCTACCCGGTGAGGTGAAAGAACGGTTCCTGCTGGAACTGGGTACGCAACTCTTCAGTGTACTGATCGGGTGTCGGGATGAGAAAGGGTTGCCCGGGTGTGCCCGGGTGGTTTACCTCGTGGAACCGGTAGATGCCCGGACCGTACGGGCCGTCCGCCCAGTAGAAGACGAGGAGCGGCGCGTTGGACGCGGCGATGGTGTGTGGCTGAGTCGGGTACTCCACGTGTTCGGCGTAGTCAGCCTCGGCCGCGATGCGTACGACGACGCGGGTCTCCGACTCATCGACGACGGTCGGGTCCACGATGGAGTCACGCAGGAAGCCCGTTCGCACGGGTGCGTTCAGGCGTGCCTCATCCGTGAAGTACTGCGCGGTTCGAATCAATGTCTCCCGACACCCGAAGCGAAGCCGTTCACGAAGTGCGTCTGCGTTAGCCACCGCTGTCGTACTTGTCCATCATCTTGAAGATCTTGTCGGGATCGCCCGTGAAGGTAGCGGTGGAATGTCCCGACGGGCCGGCCTCACTGGTCATCCGCCCACCCACTCCGGCCTCCTTCGCCATCGCGGCGGCGCCCTGCTTTCCACCTACGACGTCGACATCATTCACCGTGGCACGACCGCCGTCCACCTGGATGCCGTACGTTTCCTTCAGCTCATCGGCACGGTCTGCACCCAGGCCGAACCCGGTCTTCGCGTCGACCTCAGCCTTGAGGGCGTCCATGCGGTCGCCCTGCATCGACCCACGTTCACCCGAGAACTTCTGTGACGTGCCGTCCGTCATCTTCACGGTGTAGGTACGCACCGATGGGTTGTCCGCCGTCGCCTTCGTCGCGGTGAACTTGACGGACTTCACGTCATCGAGTGACTTACCCTCACCGAGTTGCTTGAGTGCGGCGGCCGTGTCGGGGTGGGAACCGCTAGATTCTTTTCCCCCGTCAGACGACCCACCACCTCCCTCCGACGCGAAGCGGCCGTCGTCGTCACGGGCCTGCTCGAACTCCTCCACATCCTCGTCCTCGAAGACACCGATCGTCGAGCCGACGCGCCCGATCCGTGCAACGCGACGGGCACGTTGGGTTCGCATCACCTGCCCTACCTTCGCCGGATCCTTCTCACGGGCAAACTCGACGGTCGGAAACACCTCGGCGGCGAGGGTCAACATCGTCGCCTCCATCGCCTCGAAGCGTGCGATGAACTCGTCGTCGGTGCCGGGCACGTCATCCTCTGTGAACTCGAGGGTGGCAACGGGTGGGTTCAGCAACGCATCCTCGAGGCGGGCAAGCCGCTCGGCCAGGTTCTCCTCGGGTACGAGGACACCCGCCGCCACCAGGGCGACCGGAACGTCGGCCACGAGTTCGGCGCGGGCGCGCGGGACCGGGAAGCCCGGGGCGTTGACGGCCAACGCCGCCAGCAGCTCGAGACTTCCGCCGATCTTGCGCCAGTCACCCGAGGGTGCGGACGCTCGAAGTGTGCGAAGCGTCGCCTCACTCACGTCGGGTCGAACGGCACCCGCGACCCAGATACCGATCGCGTCCTCACCGCAGGCGAGGTCGGCGACGGCGGTACCGGTGTTGTCGTAGTGTCGCGTCACGTCGTGTGGACTGAGGCGGGTCGATGTGGACGCGTGACCCGTGCCCAGGGTTAGCGGACCGGTCGCGACCTGCTTGCCCTCGCGGGTCAGCACCGCACCGGTGCGGAAGTACGCGTAGTCACTCTTGCTTGGCGGCGGGGTGAGGCACTGGCCCAGGTGGCCGGTGTGGCACGTTCCCCAGGTTGCCAGGTGCCCGTACACCCGACCCTCATCCGTGATCGTCAGCGCGGTCGGGGCGGTCAGGTTCGGGTTCTCGAACCACGTCTCGGGTGGGCGACACGGAATGCAGTCGCCGTCGGCGGACGCAACCAGGTTGACCATGAACTCGGCGGATGCGGCGACCGCCTCCTCGTTCGCGATGCGGGTGTTTCCGAACGCGGGAAAGGGAAGCACGGTGGTGCCGATGATGACGCCCGACTTGATCAGCTGACTCATGCGGTCGCTGCCGTCCTCGGCGAGGGTGACCTCCGTGTCCGCATCGGCGATGTCCGCCGAGTTGCCCGTGAGGTACCCGCCGTCCACGAGAAGGTCGAGCTTCTCTCCCTCCGCGAGGGGGACGTAGTCACCGCGACCCCAGATCTGCGACGACTTGGGATCCTCGGTGCCGTCCTCGTTGCCGCGCCATGCCTCACGGATCGTTCCACCCAACTCCGAACCCTCGTGACCGGGCGTGTTCACGGTCTTGAACATGACCGGGAAGGGCGGGTCGCGCCACGTCAGCCCACCCTGGGCGAACGAACGCCCGTCGTTGGTGACCTTCGACTCATCGACGATGAGGATCTTGAACGTCTGCTTGCCCTCCTCGGGTGCGCGCTCATCCTCATCCTCGTCATCCTCAGTGTCGTCGGACGCCGCCTCCTCCTCCTCCTCCTCCTCGCCCTCTTCCTCGTCCTCGTCACTCGAGGCAACGAGTGCGGCGAGCTCGGCGGGTCCCTCGAACGCGGGCTCCCACGACGCGATGTCGAGGATCAGCTCGTCGGTGATGGGGGTGGAGAGTTCGGAACGTGACAGGGTAGCGACCCGCGCGTTCGTCTCATCGTCGCGCAGGACGAGCCACCGGTCACCGTCCTCAGCTCGACCAATGACCTGGAACGTGTGCATGATGGTCATCTTACTCCTCCTCACCTGAAGTGAGCGTGAAGGACTGCACAACGGCGCACAGGCAGCCGTTGTGATCACCCGGGTGGTAGTACTCGGTACCGAGCCAGGCGTCGTCGGGGTTCACCTCGAGTGCCGGGTCACTCCACGATGTGAACGAGAGCCCGTCGAGGTCGAGGTGCGGGTCGAAGCTGTTGCGCACGGCGGGTCCGTAGTCCCACTGCATACCCATCGTCTGCACACCCTGGTCCTCGAGGATGGTCTCGGTGAGGGTGCCGGTGCCGACGCCACCCGTCGGCACCGACGGGTCCTCGCCACCACCTCCACCCGCGATGCGAAGCACGTCCCGCACCAAACCCGCGGGCACACGCACGTCATCGAACTCACCGACGGTCGCCGCGCCCGCACCCGAGTCGAACAGACGACGACGGGAGAAGGCTAGCAGCCCAGCCATGAGTGCACCGGTGGCGACGACACCCGCCTCATCGAAGTGATCGGCGTAGCGGTTCTCGATGTCGTCGTACAGGTCGGCGAACTCGATGCCGCGTTCCTCCGCGACGGATTGGGCGATGTCCCGCATGGCCGCGACCTGCGCGTCGGCGATCCATCTCTGGGCCTTGGACCGGAAGGGAATCAGCGCGGGGGCGAGCAGGTCGTTGTCGCCCAGATCCTCGAGCCCGTCCTCGGGTAGGTCAAGCTCATCGTCTACGGCGAAGCCGAGTGCACGCACCTTCTCCCGGCCCATGTGACACGCTAGATCCTCGTTGGCTATCCCGTCACTCAGGTGCATGCCGAACTGATCGTGTCGTGCCTTGGTGCGGATCTTCGCGCCGGCACGCTCGAGTGCACGCTGCACGGCGGCGTCGCCCGCGATCCGCAACCGCTGCATGAGGTCTTGGTCGAGGCGGGCGAGGCGCGTGCCCAATCGTGCAAGGCGACGACCCGGTGCGGCGGAGGCCAGCATCGTCGGAGGTCCGGGGGTCGTCGTCGTCGCGGCCGGGTTGGGACGATCGGCCGTGGCGGGAATCGCCTTGGCCGCATCGGACGGCTTGTCGGGATCCTCCATACCGCGCTCCTCAGCGGTCTTATCCTCGAACGGTAGTGCCGGTGGCCCACCCTCGGCCTCAGGCGCGGCAGGCTCGGGCACCTCGCCCGTGACGGCCATCTTGGCGTCCGCGAGCTTGAGCCCGACCCGCATCGCGTACTCCTTGCCGTCCGGCTTGTCCGTCTCGGGAAAGTCGGACTCCCTGCGGAGTGCCGCGTCGCTGATAACGATGCGGTCGTGCAGGTCCTTGGCGTCACCCGAGCGATCGGGCTTCACCACCAAACCGGCCGGGTCGTACCAGATGATGTACTTCTCGGGGTCCTTGACACCCGCGCGCTTAGCCGCCGGCTGCAGGTAGCCGATCGTCAGCGCGTCACACACCAGCTCAATGAAGGGCTGCAGGTGTGCCTTGAACGTCTGCTCCTCGATCTGCCACGCACCCCAGTGACTGACCTGGCTGGTGCCCAGGAGAACCTCAGGTGGGAGGTCGATGCCGACGGCCATGTTCTGCAGCGCCGTCTCACGCTTCTCCTTGAAGCGGGCGTCCTGCTTGCGGTCGAGCGTCATGTGCTGAAGCTGATCGAGGGCGTCGCCCTCGCCGGTCACGATGATCGGCACGACCTCCGAGGCGTGGCCAAACTGCTCGAGCGGTGTGGTGAGTGCACCCTGGAAGGCCTCCATCGTTGGGGTTGCATCCACACCGTGCACGAGTTGTCCCTGTCCACGCCGCACGTCGTCCGCACCTCGGGCGGGGAGTAGCAGGGAGTTCGGGAACTTGAGGATGCCGGCGCCGGCGATGCGGCTTCGGGAGAGCGCCTTCTCAGCCTGGGTCATCAGGATCAGAAGTTCGGCGTCATCGAGCACGGTCATCACCGACGAGTCAGCGAGACCCGAGTACTGCGGGCTCTCGTTCCAGATGCGGGTGACGTACGCGGCCTCGGGAAGCGGCACCTCCACCAGACCCGGGCCTACCCGACGGCCGAAGGAGCGGTCACCGATGCGGGCGACGAGCTCGTCGATGGAAAGGACGATCCAGTTCTGGGTCTTGTCCGGTTCCTCCCACCCGACGAGGTTCGCCTCGCCGCAGATGAAGAGGTTCGCACCGAAGTTGCGCAGCAGGGACGCCTGCCCGCCGCGCTTCGACTTCAGGTTCTTCACCGCCTGCTTGATGGCCTCGTTCGACGTGGGCTGCGGCTCGGTGCCCGGGTCGTCGTCATCCTCCTCGGCCGCGATGAGCTTGATCTTGGAGAGGGCGTTCCCGACGAACCGACCCGCGAAGTGAAGTGGACCCGAGACGCGGTAGTACGCCCACGCACGCTGCTGCCACGGCTGACGCAGAAGCTGACGCTCGATGAGCTGAGTCGTCGACTTGATGTTCAGCTCGGCGGCTGATGCAACCAGGGAACTGGGAAGCCGCGGACGAAGTGCCACGGGCGTATCCTACACTGAGGTCCTAGCGATCGAGGCGATCGAGCAACCCGATCACGGCCGAGAAGGCGAAGGGACTGGCGATGATGGCGACACCTACGGGCCAGTGACGTACGAGAATGACTGCAACGAGTGACACCCAAAAGCCAATGCACCAGGAACAGTGAAGGAGCTCGTCAAGGTAACCGCCAGGCTTGAGACGCTCGGTGACCCACATGCGAGGTTTGTCCAGGATCGAGTCCCGGGTGACCAGTCGGGTAACCCGGTACGAGGCGAGAGCGACCGCGAGGTAGATGTACCAGAAGGGCAAAGTAAGAACACCTTTCGTTGGCGCTGCACCGCACGTCGTTCGGTGAGGTTGAGCCCACCCCACAGGCCGTGCTGCTCGTGGTTCTCCAGGGCGTACTCTAGACACTCCTCACGTACCGGACATCGGTTGCACACCGCACGCCCGTTCGCGAATGGGTCCTTGAGGCGACGATCCGGCTTGAAGAACAGGTCGGGATGCATCCCGACGCACGCACCTTCGTTCCACCACGACGCCTGATCGAGGACTAGGTCAAGGAACACTCGGACTCCAAGGCCCAGGCCAGGTCTGCATTCTCGGTGTCTCCCAGCAACTCTTGCACCCGGTCACGGACCTGCTCAAGTGATGCGATCCGTGAACGATGTTCCTCAGCCTCACCCGTGAGCTGGATGATCAGGTCGCGGGCGTCGTCGACCTCCTGCACCAGGGCCGGAAGGAGGATCTTCGCCTGCGCGATCAGTCGACCGCGGGCCGCCTCGAACAGTTGCTCGGGCCCGATGCAGACCAGTGAACCGTCCTCGCACTCCACCCGCCACCCGGGACTGGATCGCTCCGTGACCACCCACACACCGGGTCCCGCGTCATCCACAAGGCGTCGAATGAGGTCAAGTTCGAGCATCCTGTGTACACTATATCGAGGTTGTCAACGCACGGGGCAGGAGCCTCCACCGCAGTCGGCGTCGAAGGGAACCGGATCCTCGCCCATGCGGTTGCCCAGCGGGACGCTGAGGTCAAGTCCGGCGGTCAGCTGCTCGTACCGGTGTTCGGTGATCGCCTCGTAGGGCATCAGTGGCCAGTTCCCCTCATCGTAGAGGTTGAACGACACACTCTTCACCTGGGTGTCGAAGTTGGACTCGAGCCACGTGCGGATCTCGTGCAGCTCTTCACGGCGGTACGACACGGTAACCGACACCGCATTGTCGGCCCACTCCCGCTGCAGCCGCGCCATGACCTCGAGCTGCTCGAGTGCGGACTGCTTGCTGATGAGCGGCACACCGTCCGGCGTCCAACACGGGAACTCGACGACGAGCTTGCTCCGATTCTCCCGCCCGTCGAGGCCGACGTCGTAGCAGACGTGGTACCCCCGCCGACGACACACATCAACGAGATCGTCGTTCACACCGAAGCGAACGCGGCGAATGTAGAACTCGGCGTGTGCGGCGTGTGCACCGGCCGTGACACCCGGCATCAGCGACCAGGAGCCGGACGGCTGGATGGCCGAAAGCTTAATGGACTCGGGCAGGCCGCGCTTGGCACTCCACCGCCGGTCGAGGTCACGCAGGTACTCGTACCCGTGAGAAAGCCACTCACGCTGCTCGTCGGTGGCCTGCAGGTAGCCCGTGACCGACATGCCCAGGCGCATGTTCCTGTGGATGATCTCCTGGGATGACTTGTCCGGGTATGGGAGACATGCGGTGGCCTTCTGCAACTTGTACAGCACCGTGATCGCCGTCTCGAACTCCTCGTAGGTGCGCAGACGCGGCAGACACAGGGTCGCGAGGTTGCACGCCTCCCGTGGTGCCAGCGGAACCTCGCCGCATGGGTTGGTCACCAGCACCGACGGGTCGGGCTTGGGTTCACCGACGCGGCCCTCTCGTTGACTTAGGCGCCTGTTGAACAGCCCGTAGGCCTCACCCTTGCCGGTCTCGTACGGGATCCAGAACTCGCCCGGGATGTGATCGTACGAGTCGACGACGAGTGTGTTGTTCGAGTGCTCCCGCCACGCGGGAATCGTCTCGCGGTCCCACCGCTTGGCCCGCAGGAACAGCACGTCGTCGGGGTCACCCATCGCGATCTGCGCACTGCGACGGGCCGAGCCCGCGACGACGAGGCGTCCCACGATGTTGAGGACGTCGAGGCAGTCGACGCTGCGGAACTTCTTACCCACCCGCGCCTCGAACACCTCGACGATGTCATCGATGCCGTCGATGAGTGCGGCCGGCCCGGAGGCCGTTCCGCCGAACGTCTTGAGCGGCGTGCCCTCGGGTCGGATCAGCATGGTGGACCACGTGAAGCCGCGACCCGTGTACAGGTACGCCTTGATGACCATGCGTAGGACGTTCGACCAACCCTGTCGCTTATCCGGCACGATGTGATCGGCATCGTCGGTGCGCTCGTGTGTGATGGCCTTGTCGAGGTCCCGCACCCGAGGCAGGTCGTGAATGAGGCTGCGCTCGAGTGAGTACCCAACACCTCCTCCCACCATAAGGCGGTCCATCGCCCAGACGAAGTCATCCACGGTGCTTACGCCCGTGGCCCAGCAGTTCACCAAGCTGTCACCACCGAACAGGTCGACCATCGGTGTACCGAGCTGCCACAGGGCACGCCCCGAGGGACTAGCCCGCAGCTCGGACAGGAGACGGTGTGCATCCGCCGTCTCCTGGTCCGTCCAACCTGGGTCGATCATCAGACCGCCGCCGATGACTCGGTCGACGGTCTCGGGCCAGTTCTCCCGACGCCCTACGCCCGGCACCTGCCGGGCGTATGTGCGGGCGTAGACGATCTCTCCCATGCCGTTCCAACCCCACTCGGGAGTGGACGCGGGCACGGGCACAGCCAGGGTCTGTGTCTGCATGGGTTGACTTCCTAGGGGTGAGGGTGGCTTGCTTGGACCTACGGGGTGGGCTAGACCGGAGGCTCGACGACGGGCGGCGTGTTCGCGATCACGGCATCCTTGAGGGTGCCACTCGAACCGCGAAGTGCGGCGGCTGCCTCGTTGAGCGCGGCCTGGACGGCCGGCTCCTGGGCAACCTGCGCGGCGAGCTCGTCGATCTTGTCGGCGAGACCCTCGATGAGGGTGACGGCCGACTGGTCGACCGTGGTGTTCTCCTCGACGGCGGCGGTCAGTTCGGTGAAGTCGATTGCCATTTGGTCCTCCAGGACGTTGACGGAATGTGCAAGTGAGAATGTTCCGAGGGTTAGTGCCGCGAGCTGCGCACGGAACGCCTGCAGCTCGGCAACCACGTCGGCACCGGGTGCCGCGTGGAAGTGGTAGTTGTAGTTCACGGTGAGGTTGGGACTGGGCATGGGGGGCCAGACCTCCTCGGGCTGTATGTCGCTCACGGTGTACCTCCGTACCCGGTCTTGGGACCGGTGTACCCGGCCTCGTCGGGGAAGGCAAGCTCGGCGACCGCGGTGCGCAGCTGATCGGCGCGGGTGCGGGTCGTCTTGGCATCCTCACGCGCGGAGTGGGCGACCTGGTTGTCGGGGGTCTCCTCGGCGAACTGCCCGCCGGACCGCCGGGTGCGCGCCATCTCTAGCCTCTCTGACATACTCAATGACTGCTCCCTGTTCGCGTGATCCACGAGCGCCGCGATGGCATCAGCCTTCGAGTTGATGCCGCCGAACTTCGGACGAACCTCTGCAGGGTCCGGTCTGCTCGGGTACTGGGGGATCTTCATTCGATCGTTCGACGCCGTGTCTGCCTTCCAGTACTTGGTATAGCCCTTACCGATCGCGTAGTTCTTACCGGGTGCCATCTTCTGGTACTCACGCTCGGCTTGGTACACACGACCTAGACGCTCACCGTCCTTGGACTTCACCTCGTAGACGGGCATCTCCCTGCCCTTGTGATCCGTGAGTGTGCTACGTGTGTAGTCGTTCAGCTCGGACGGGTCAAGAGCCTTGGCCTTGACATCGGAGACGGTAAGTGGCGCCTTCGTCTCTTCGCCGCCACTTCCACCTCCGCCCTCGGATGCAAACCGCCCGTTGTCGTCTCGCTCCTGGTCTTCGGCGGCGAGGGCGGTTACCACTTGTCGTATCCTAGCCCAGCGGGCAGGCTGCCGACGGGGACCGCGAGGCCGCCTCCGTGGTAGGTATCGGTGATGAAGGTACACGCCCACACCAGAGCGTCGAGACGGTCGGGGCTGAAGTAGCCGTTCCCACGCTCACCCGGGACCCAGGTGCACATCTGATCCTCAAGTTCGGGGAAACTGCCTACGTGGGTAACGTGGCCCGGGCGCTCATAGAGGTAGGCAATGGGCTGCGCCCGCGCCTCCTTACCCTTGCTGGCCCAGACCGGATGCACCGGCATCCAGCGGTAGGCGCGCTTGAGCGTCTCCTCGACGAGGTCACCGCCGTTGTTCCGCTCGGCCACGACCGCGTCGGCGCGGTAGCGCTTGTAGGCGCGAAGTACCTGCTTCGCCCACTGGGCGGGGGTACCCTTCATCGACAGGTCATCGATCACGTACAGCTTGTTCTCGTAGTCGAGACCGACGACGACGATTCCCGTCTCGTCCGCATCCTCACCCGATGTCACGGCCGGGTCGACGCCGACCACGACGCGACGCATGTCGGGCAACTCGGACACCGTCACACCGTCCTCGGAGAGGGACACGATGCGCTGGGTACGGTCACGGTCGATCCAGTCACGCAGCCACAGCGCACCCTCGACGTCCTCGAGGATCAGACCCTCGAGCTCTTGACGTCCAAGCTGGGTGTTTGCGTAGCGACGCAGCAGGTAGCGCAGGGTGGACTCGGGCAGGTTCGCCGCGTTGTCCGTGGTGCGTCCGCGTGTGACGATGGTGCGTGGGTCGGCGATGAGGTTCTTGAGCACGGGTAGCGGACGTGGCGTGGTGGTGACCGCGGCCTGCGGGTGGTCACCGAGGCGTAGACCCATGACGAGCATGTCCCACGTCTCCTGTGGGTACCGGTGTGCGGCGAACTCCTCCACCCAGGCGAAGTGATGCTCAGGACCGCGCAGGCGATCGGGTTCGGTGGATGAGTACGGGAAGTATGCACTCCCGTTTCGCAGCCACACCTGACCCGTGGAGCGGTTGTATCGCTTGATCTCGCGCGGGGGCGTCACGGCCAGGATGCCCGACGGCCCCTCGATGCAGACGTCGCGGACCACACCGTGCGTCGGGCCGACGACGGCGATGCGGGTGTTGGGAACCTTCGCCCGCTTCTTCGCCTCCTCCGACGCGCTTCGCGTCTTGCCCGTGCCGCGACCGGCCAGGTACACCCACACGTCGCAGTCCTCGGTGGGAAAGCGCTGCTCCTCGCGTGACCACACGTTCCAGTCGTACCTGAGTCGATGCAGAAGCTGCGCCTTACGTTCACCGTCCCAGGAGCGCCAGTCAACCTCATCGAGGATTAGGTTACTCACTCGACACCTCGGCCGGGTTGGGTGGTGGATTCAGTGGCTGCGGGATCGCGTCACGTGCGGCGGTTCGCGCATCCACCCACTTCTGAAGTTCGACCGGATCGTAGATCTCGAACTCGGGATTGTCCACACGGTGTTCGCGAATGCCCTGCGCGTTCTCACCGAACGTGGTGGGCTCGGTCCCGGGTACGACCTCGTCCTCAGTGAGGAAGGTCTCGAACGGGCTCGTGAAGAACTCGTCCTCGACCTCCTCGATCGTCTTCTCTTGCTTCTTGCGCTTCTTCCTAGGCGGCACGAACTTCCTCCAGCAGTCTCCGCAGCATAGCCGCCGCGCCGACGACGGTGCCACCCTGCAATCCTAGTGCTTCCTGCACATCAAGCACGTCGGCCTGAATGGCAACGAGCTTCATCGGGGCGACCCACTGTCCATTCTCCTGGAACACCTCACCGGTCTTCACGAGGATCGTGCCACGGGGGAGCAGAAGTTCCTGCTCACCCGGGTGGGCGTTGCCCGGCTTCCACGCGGCGGGCGTACCCGCGGGAACCTCGATGCGCATCTGCAACCCGTGTGAGCCCCATCCACCACCGATGCTGGTGGACTGGTAGCCCTGGTCCCGCATGATGCTGCCCACGGGCATCTCACGGATCTTCTGCTCGTAGGAGCCCAGGCCACCACGGTACGTGACGACGGCCTCGGGCGTGCGCTGCCGCATCAGTGCGGAGTCCAGCGACTGGATCATCGAGTTGCCGGTGGTGACCTTCGATAGGTCGCCCTTGGCGCTTCGCAGCGCGCCGTTCACGGTGCTGTAGTGACCGTCACCGTACTTGTACAGCGCGCTCCACTCACTCGCGGTGTACCGCGGCTTGCCACCAGCGGTGCCGAACGCCTTGTTACCCCACGCCTCGACCGCGCTGTGACCCTGCGCGCGTGGCACGGTCGCGTTGTTCGTAGGCTGGTCACCGAGGAACACACCACCCTGCGGAATCGGCGTGATCTGCGGAGCGATGGTCTTACCGGTCGCCGTCGTCTGCTGGGCGAGCGCGACCTTCTGCTCATCGCTGACGACGACCTTCGACCATCCGCTGGTCTGGTAGTTCTTCTCACCGAAGGTGTACACGACCCGAGTCGTCTCTTGCCCGTGTGGGTTGATGCCCTTGAGGATCGTAAGCACACCATCGTGCATCACGTAGCGAGAGTAGCCGGACACCGCGATGTCGGGAGCCTTGGACGTCCCGTACTTGGCACTCTCGATCGCCTTGCGGTCCGCATCGGTGAGCGGGCCGTTCACGTGCTTCACGAACTTGGCGTTCCCGATGTTCTGGTTCAGCAGGGCGAGGCGCTTGTACTCACGGGACCCGGCCTTCAGACTCTTACCGAACGCGTCCTTCGTCTGGTACGACCCGGGCTTAGGCATCACGCCCGCGCCCTCCTTCGATACCTGCTGCCCGACGACCGGTACCGGAGACGGTGCGGGCTGCGGCGCGGGCGTAGGCGGGGGCGTGAACTTGAGAAAATCCTCAGATGACATCATTTTCGTGTTGCCGAGCGCCTGGTAGTCCACGTTCATCTGCATGGGAGGTGGCGCCTGCCAGATCTTCGTCGCGCCGTTACGGTCCAGCTCGCTCAACTTCTCGACCACGGCACCCGCGGCGTTGAGGGTAAGCACGGTATTTCCAACCTGGAACTTCGAGGTCGGAAAGCCGTTCGCATCCTTCCCGTGCCACTCTGTTGTCGCCGCGCCCTTCTTTACCTGGGCGATGAGCTGGCGCGCTTCACTTGTGGGCTTCACCGCGTAGGTTGGAAACTTGCCCACACCCGTCTTCGGGTTCCAGTCCTCAACGATGCCACTCTTGGGATCGCCGTACACCTTGCCCCCGAGTGCGTTGGTGGTGAAGGACTGAGATGCTGTGGCCTGCATCAGGTTCAGCTTGTCGAGGTTGTCGAGTGGGTTGGGATCATTCGGATCAAGGCCGGCGTTGGCCCATACCTGGCCCGAGGCGACGCCGTACTGCAGGGCGGTCAAGGCAATGACATCCTGCGTGTGCAACTCACTGGAGTGGATGAGTGTATCCATCGTCTTGATGAACTGCTCGTCATTCATCGTACCGCCGGTCGCGAGTGTTGCTGCGCCGCTGTGATGCGTACCCAGCGTCTCTAGTGCAGATGCTACATCGGGTGCGTAGAGATCTAGGCTCGCCGCCTGGGTCTCGACCGCATTCTTGTAGTTCGTCCACGGTGAAACGTCGTGCGCATCAAGCTTCGCCTGCAGGTCACCGGCTGCGTTTGAGGTGGTGTTGAGTGCGGCCTGCGCCTGGGAGACACCCGCCTGCATCGGGGGAAGGACTGCGCCCATCGGGTAGATGCTGTGCTGCAGGTCGAAGAGAACGGACTGCACGTCGAGGTTGGGCACGATCGTCGCACCGCCGAGCTGGTGGTGCACGATGTCGTTCGCCTGGCCGCTGGTGATCTTGCCGTCCACCAGGGCGTTGTGTACGGCGGCCCAGCCCTGCGTGGTGAGCGCCCCACCCTTCAGCGCCTCGACGACGCTCTTGTCGGTGGTGTACTCGGTCGCGACCGTGGTATACGCGGCGGACGCGGCCTTTGCGAGTGGGCCCGGGACCTTGTCGTCACCGACGCCCGGAGGCTTGGCGCCGAAGGTAGGAGGCATGTTACCCGCGTCGGTGGCGATCTCGGCGGCCTTGGCGAGTGCCTCGTTGAAGCTACCTACCTTGTCGTAGTCGTCGAATCCGGCGGCGAGGATCTCGTAGACGGCGACGCGCTCCGACGCGGTCAACTTGTGCTGATCGCTGATGACGGCCGCGAGGGTCTGCGGGGTAAGCTTTCCCTGTTCGTACGCGGTGAGCATCTTCAACGTCGCATTGCCGTTGAACTTCGACTCACCCAACACCGCAGCGGCGATGACGACGGGTGGAATGCCCGAGGAGGGGTCGAGCAACGCGGCGTACCCGTCCTGCAGGAAGCCGTACTTACCCGAGACCGCAACACTCAGCTTCGTGATGTCACTGGCGAGTTCCTGCGCCTCGGCCGAGGGTGGGGCGAAGGTCACACCCGTGGAGGGGAAGTTCTGTCCCGCATCCTGCGCGGGCTCGGATGCGAAGGCGAGTTGCTCGAGCGTCTGCTCGACGCTTGTGTAGGTATCCTCGTAGCCCTGCACGTTCTGGTGGTTGAGGATCGATGCCACCTGGTCGTAGTCAATGAGGTCGGACTGCAGGGCACCGTGCAGCATGCTCCACGCGACCGGGCTGATCATCGCACCATGCTTGGCACTCTCGAGCGCGTCGGTCAAGATCTTGTTGCCGGCGGAGTTGGCGATCAGATGATCGTAGGTCAACGCCGTCAAGCCGCCCGCGGCTTTCGTGGGGCCCGCGTAGAAGTCCTTGGGAGCGGGAGGGGTGAAGTCGATGGGGCCGACGGATTGCAGCTCGAGGGGGGTCTGCCCGGGAAGACCCGCGCCCGCGTCGAACTCGGGTGGGATCGGGGTCTCGGCGTTCGCCTGCGCCTCGAGGACGATGCTCGACGGTGTCAAGCCGGCCTCAAGCTGCTCGACGAAGGCGTCGGCGTTACTGGCGATGTAACCCTCGGGTGCCTCCTGCCCGCCGGCCAGCTGGTACGCGAGTAGGCCCGCGACCTCATCATCGGTGAGGATGCCGCCCATGCGCATCTCATCGATGGTGTCCCACTGCTCAAGGTTGAACATTGCCTCGCCCGTCCACGCCGCCGCGACCGCAAGCGGCTCGGGTGCGGGGGCGTCGGGGTCGTTGGCGAGGTCCCACAACTTCTGGAACCCACCCGCGGTACCCACGGGAATCGCGCCGAAGGTCATCGCCTCCTGCACCTGTTCGAAGAAGGCCATGTTGCCCGGGTCGTCGGTGACGTAGAAGCTCGCGTTGGGATACCCGCCCGCAGCACCCGGGCCCAGCTCGTTGTGTGTGGCCTGGGCGAACTCCTCCAGCTCAGTCCACGTGTTCAGCCCGGATGCGGCCATGTCGATGAGGACGGTCGGATCGGTAGGCGGGTACCGGTCCGCGAGGATGGACATGCCCTCGACGACGGTAAGGGAGCCGTTGACGTACATCTCCTTGATCGTCGCCCACTCCTTGGGCGTGAACTCACGCTCACCCAGCAACACCTGCGCGATCGGCACGGTGCCTAGGTTGGTCGAGAGAACGGAGTACGCGTCATTGACGCTCGAGCCCGCGCCGAACTTATCGTCGAGGTAGCCCGTGAACGCCGTGAAGGATCCGAGCGCGGCGGCCTCGGGTGACGTACCCGTGGGCATGATGCTCGGCTCGGGCGTGCCGGGGAACTCGGCGGGCACGCTGGGATCCCAGGGCGCGGGAGGGAAGTGTCCCATGTCGCCGTTCATGACGCTCTCGGCCGCGTCGGGGAGCGCCTGCACAAGTGTGCCGCCAAAGTTGGCGAGCCACTCACCCGCCTCGAGGGTACTGCCGCCGAAGTACTGGTCGGCGAACATCGCGATCACGCGGTTCTCGCTGATCTCGCCGTCGGCGAGCATCACGGCGACCTGGTTCCACTGGTCTTGGTTGAACGTCGCCTCGTCGTTGACGACCGCCGCGATCGCGAGGGGTGTGAAGAGGGCGTCGGCGTCCTCGCTAACGAGCTGCCCGTACCCACCGCCGGCGGCCGTGCTGATCGTCCCGTTGTCCTCGGACACGATCAGCAGGGAGTACACACTCTCCCCGGCCATCGCGTAGGTGTGCGCGCTTAGGGTGGGCGTCTGCGCCTCGGACGGAACGACCGTCGCGGTGATGATGCCGGAGGCCGGGCCGTTGAGCACGCCCGTCGCGTAGGGTGGAGCGTCGGGCGTGAGGGACGCAAGAACGTTGGAGAGGTTGGTGGAGAAGTACTGCGCGGAGGTAATCGCACCGAGGTCGACACCGGCGAGCTTGAACTGCTCACCCACGAGAGTGGATGCGGCCTCGAGGGAGAGAGTGCCGTCCGCTACCTGGGCCGCGACGAACTCCCACGTGTTGGCCGAGAAAGACGCCTGCCCGGTCGCGACGGCGGCAAGCTCACCCTGCGGCGCCCCGTACGCCAGCAGGGTCATCAGTCCCGCGGCGGCCGCGGGTGGAATGAGGCCCGCCTTCGAGTCAGCGAGTACACCCTGGATGAACGCGGTCTTGTCCGTCGCGTAGGAGAGGGTCTTCTCACTCGCGTCGGGAACCGAGGGCGTGGGAGACGCCGCCAGTGCCGCTGCCTCGGCGGCCGCCGCGTACGACGCGTCCGCAACCTTGCCCGCGAGTGTGTCGGCCATCTGCTCGGTGGACGTCGCCTCCTGCACCGCGGCGTGAGGCTCGAGGGTGGTGGAGAGCTTGCCGTGCGGCACAAGCTCGTACAGGTGGCCCTTCCCGTCCGGGTTGGGCGTGACGACGAGCTCCTTGAACTTGCTGCCCGGGTACGCGTACACCGTCTGCTTGCCGTAGTTGACCGCGGAGGCGACGGACTTCGCACCCTCGGGTGTGTTCTTCAACTTGTTGAGGGCGTACGCGACGGCCTGACTCTTGGTGGGGCCACTGTTGAGCAGGCTCTTGATCGGGCCCGCGCCCGGGTTGGCCGCAGCTTGCTGGGCGGCTGCATCCGCGTCCGCCGTCTGGATCGCGGGGGTCTGGCCGGACTCGTCGACCGCGCCGGGTGTGTCACAGGGCACGAACTGCCCACCGTCCGGGGTGCCCGCGGGCATGTGACACGCCGCCGCGACGAGGGCGATGATGCGCTGGGCACGCGCGGGCGAGGTGCGAAGCGCGAAGGGTTCCTCGAGGAGCTTGGTAACGAGGGATGGGATCTGCTCCTGGCGCTCACGCAGGGTGTCCGCCCACTTCTGAGATGTAAGGTCGCTGATGCCCGCGTCACGCCAGCTCGCCCGCACGTCATCGAGGTCAATGAGTGCGGCGCGCATAAGTGAGGCCGCCGCGGCCTTGTCCGTCATCTGACCGTACATGGCCTTGCCCTGCTCGGACGTTCGCATACTCTGGGGTTCAACCCACGGCTTGCCCGGTGCGAAGGAGTCCTTGGGATCGCCCATGGCGCGGTAGGCCATCGCACCCCCGGACTCGATGCGAACGGGGATGCCGTCGGGTGTGACGAGCGTGTTGTCGGCGTTGAGTCCGTGCACGTCCCAGTGGGAGAGCAGCGCGTCCACCCCGAAGTTCTTCGCGGCCTCAGCCTGCACCTCGGGATGTTGGTTCCACCACGAGGCCGACCGTTGCTCGAGGCCCTCGATCTTCTCGGACAGGGTGAACGACTTCGTGCCCGCCTCGTCGAGGAGCACGAAGGTGTTGGGGAAGGGAACGCCCGCCGCTCTGTAGACGGAGCCGGAGGCGATTTCGTTCTGTGCGTGGTCGAGGCTCTTGGTCGGCTTGAGCAGGTACGTCTTACCGGTCTCCGGATCCCTGTGCCAGGTGCCACCCTGGGAGCCGAGCGGCCCCGGAACCTTGGGCCAGGACCGCACCTCATCCGCGGAGCGGGCGGGTGCACCCGTGGCCTCCTGCGTCGCCTGATCCCCGTCGTCGTCACCCGAGGTGAACTTGCCGTCCGACCCGCGCGGGTGATCCTCCTCGTTGAAGAGTTCCTGGATCTCACGGGCGCGTGCACGCTGGGCGGACAGGGGGACGGGAACACCCTCATCCATGAGGAGGGGAACGGCGATCGTCACGGCCCGCGTGGAGGGAGGGATCTGCTCGAGGGAACGGCGCATCGCCGTGGGGCGTGGGTACTCGCCCAGGGTGACGTGGGGCTCGTACGTGGGGAAGCGGTCGGGAGGGAGGGTCACGCCGCGTCGGGTGAGACGCGCGAGGAAGTCGTCACGCACACTTGTAAGAAGGGTTCGCTCGGGCTCCGGGATCAGGCTGACGACGCAGGCATCGGGATCCTCGGGAGGGCCGAACACCCGGGTCGTCGGGGCGACCTCCGTGTGGATGAACGAGCCGTCCTGGCTGGGGAAGACGGTGCGGGACGCCTCCTCCGCGATGATCTTGGCGTCCGCGGGTGTGGCGTCGTCCCCCACGTAGAGGAGTGTAACGTGAGGTGGGTAGTCGAGGGTATCCCCGTCGTAGGCGTCGGTGATGGGCCCGGACACGGGCATGACGACGCACAGGGCCATGGGACGATCCTAATCGTCGGTGATGATCCTGAAGACGTCCGGGTGGTAGCGCTCGAGGGTCATCAGGTCGGCCTCGTAACGGTCCGGGTCTGGGCGGGGAGGGTCGGTGGCCCGGGTGTACTTGGCGAGTGCTGTGTTCAGGGAGAAGTAGTCCTCGGCCTCGGGAGGTTGGGCGACGCGGGGGAAGAAGACGTGTGTGATGTAGCGAATCGCACGCTCGTAGGGCCAGCTTGAGTTGCGCAGGTTCACCGCGCAGCTAAAGGCCGCCTCGTCGCGGCGCCCGGGTGGAACGTGATCGGGTGGGTCGTGCACCGGGAAGTTCGTGAGGTCACCGTGGGACGTCGCGTCGTCGGGTGCGAGGTCGGTGAGGGTGGAGCGAAGGTAGAGGAGGGTGTCGAGGGTAAAGGGAGCGGAGGAGGCGTCGTACGACACCTCCGTGTACGTGCCCTCACCGTCTGGGGGACGGATGACGGAGGGTGGGGTGACGACGTACGCGCCCCGCAGCTGAAGGTCCGCGCCCGGGATCCGTAGGGTTCGGAGGTGCTCACTGGATGTATCACTTGCGAGCGTAAGTGATACGTAAACGTGTAGGCCACCCGAGGGAGTCGTCACCGCGCGGCGAATGAAGTTGGATGCACGGAGGCGGTCAACGATCTCCATCACGCGCGGGTAGGTGGAGATGGGAGAGCCGATGGGCGGGGGGTCAACGTCGAGGACGGCGAGTCGGGAGACGGGACCGGTCTCCACGCCAACGTTCGCGTTGAGGTGGGTGAGTGAGTCGGCGGCGTCGCTCACGGCCATGAGTTGGGCAACGTCACCCCGGGTGAAGAGTGTCTGAAAGGTCCGGGTGCCGGGTGGGGGGAGGGGACCCGCGAAGCTGGCACCCGCGAGGAGGAGCTCTTGGCGCGCCTCGGGAGGGAGGCGGGTACTGGCCGCGCCCGGGAGTAGGGGGCGCTTGCCACCCGGGCGCAGGGCGACGGTGTGCCAGCGCTCCGCGACGTGGAGGAG